TTATCTCATCTGACGCTCCAATACTAGCAGTGTTTTCACCTACAAACTTATAGGTATTACGAACCCATTTATGATGACAACCGCCACCGCCTTTGTAAAGCCATATAGAGTAAGTATCTGCTCCCTCTGGCCCCCAGCCTGCATTAACCACCTGTGAGCCCATGCGTATAACATCTTCCTTTCTATATAGTTTGCCAGCTGCTGACATTCTTAAACAGAACAGTCGGGATTTTACCGAAGTATCCCCTTCGTATGAATATCGTACTTTATAATGATTCTCGCCTATGCTTTCGTCTTGTGAACTTTTAGCGTTTGGTCTAGCTCGTCCAGTTCTAACTAAGTTTATTACCCTCTGCTTAAAAGATAGCTTTATAGTATTAAGTTCCTGTATTTTTAAATCTAAAGCTTCTTCGTTATCATAATCAACATCTTCAGAAGACACTAACTCCCAATCATCAGTTATATCCTCACCTTGACCAATTAGCATATCCGCAATTAAATCATCTTTTTCTTTAGATAGGTTTGTTTCAACCTCTTCAGTTATGCCAGTTTCAACCTCTCTCTCATCCTTATCTAAATCATCGGCTTCAATAAACTCAAAAGGCTCTAGTGTTTTAAAATATAAATCCTCTTCTATTCCATTGATCGCTAAAACCTCTTCTAATGCATTAGTGAATTCTAGTTGATAGGGTTTTATTACAAAGTTGTCAAAGGCTATAAATTTGTTTTTAAGTTCTTCGGCATTATTACTGAATCCTGAAGAGTCAGAATTGAAACCTAACAGTTCAGAAATAGCCCTGTGCCCTTTTAGTATTTTACTTTCACACTCTTCACTTAAATACCTATAGTGTTCAGGGGCATTGTCTAGTGGTATTTTCTCTACCGTTGCCGCCGTCTCTTGATTGTTGTTAAAAGCAACTACCACCTTTTTACCCGTGGAGCCTGTTAATTTATTCGTGGTATCCCTTGCAATAGCATCCCTTTTTTCTTTTGTTTCAGGCACCCCGTTGTTATAGTTAACGATCGTAGTGGGGGAAAAACCATTTAACGTCTCGTTAATTTGGTAGTCGGCAATTTCTTCTTCTAAAAAAGCATAAGGCAAACAACCCGTATACCCTTCGTCCTCACAAAAATATTCACTCTCACCGTTATAGTTTCCGATTATTAGTATCTCATTACCACTCGCCTTGCCAAATCCAAAAGCGGGAATAGCTAAAGGTGGGTAACTGTGTGTTTGAGTCCAGTCATTACTGTAATACCAATTTTTTATATTACCCTCCTTGTCTTTAATTTCAGGAAGTAGTTGACTCATTGGAAAGTAAGTAACATTTGTAACCGCTCCTTGATTCTTAGTTACTTGTAAAGCACACATCATTAACTTTTTACGGTCATTAACGGCCCTTTTCAAATCTTTATCTGAAATGATTTCCTTAATGGATTCCATTTGGGCTGTGTCATCCTCAACATCTAAAACCCCCAAACCTTTTCCGTAAATCATATCAGACATTCCTGCGATTACAGCACCATTAGTAGTACTGCCCTTTGCCCTGTCATATAGGTACAAATAATAGCCGTTTGGCACGTTATATTTGGAATTTTGATGGTCTAATTTATACTCTACCCAGCCCCTTATTTTATCCTCTATTACTGAAGGCGTGGAATATGCAGACATATTAACCATATGTATATGTCCTTCTTTGTTTTTCTTAGCCATTATATAATTATAAAGTCGTTAGTTGTGCTTCGTTCTGTATACACCCCGTCATTAATGCTGTAGTCTAATGGTGTTTGGTTAGTAACAAATACCTTTCCCTTAAATATATCTACCGAGTTATGAGTGACTACCATCATATAACTATGTTCTTCCTTTAGTTCAGGAATAGCTTGTGAAAAAAGAGTGTAGTATCTATCCGTAGACAGTGTTACGCTATCGGTAATAGTGGTGTTTAATAACTCATCGGTAAATACCACGGTTGCTGCGCCTGTCTGTAAAGAGCGTGCTATAAATTTAACTTCCTGCGCCGATGCGCTTTCCTGTAAGTATGTCATACTATACTATAAACGTTTGGCACTCGATTTTGTACACAAAAAAAGGGCAACCTAAGCCACCCCCTAAAATAAAGTATATGAAAAAGCAATTAATTATGTCCCTACTGTTACAACCGTGTTCGTAGTATCTCCAATAATTGTAGCGTCTACAAAGTGGGCTTCAGCCTTCTCTTTTGCTGTGGCTACCAAGGTATATGTTACCTTTTCCCCTAAATCAGAACCTGAGTTTTTAGTAATCTGAACAGTACATCCGTTTTCGATCCCCGCAAGCAAGTAAGTACCATTGTAAGTCTCTACAAATATTTGAGGTCGCCCATATCTCATTAGTTTTAATTCCTTTCTATCTGCTACCGTCGGAGACTCTAATATAGCCGTAAGAACCTGAGTAACCATAACCCCTTCCGTATCTGGGTCTGAACCCGTCTCTATAAAGCTATGCCCAGCACTTCTTACCTCGTACTTAAACATAGTAATAGCAGAACCAAAAGCTGTTATCTCCTCGTCAGCTGCAATAGTAGCCGTATTCAAAAGTCCGCTAGTATAATTAGCAAACGCAATCGACTTTATTCCTCCTGTTTGGTCTGTACATGGAAATAATCTTCCTAGTGTTAAATCACAAGCCATCTTGTTATATGTATTAAAAAAAGGGATTAGGCGAAACCCAACCCCTTTTGGTTATTAAATTTGAGTATTCTTAGTTACCTGCATTTGTAATACCGTATGTAACTACCTCTTCAGGAAGCTTAACCTGTACAGCAGCGGTGTAGTTCATAACAACTCTTACATTATCGTCACCCTCCGTTACACTTCTGTCAATCAATCTAATTGAACTTTCCATATCTGCTAAGATGCCTGTTCCGAAGAAAAAGTTTGATTGTCTTACAGCAAACATTGTGTTATCACTCATTCCAGGGCAATGTATAATGTTAATCCCTTCGTAGTTCAATTCTGTTTGGCCTACGTGGAACTTATCTAGGTATCCCAAAGTAGCCATTGCCGTGATATAAAACTTTACCGCACTAGTTGGAAGTAAAAGGTTTAAATCTTGCTTACCATAAACAGTATTAGGAATTTGTGCTACCATTAAAGCAATTTGTGCTATAATATTAGCAGCAGATAAAGTAGTTCCTGCAATTTCCTGTGCTGCTGGTTGTGCTGGCTGATTTGTAAACAATGTTTCAAATCCATTATATTGACCCGCCGTTCCAGTAACTCCTGACCAGATAATAGTTTCGTTTTCAGATGCAACATTCGCCAATACTAAACTAAGTAAGTATCTAGCAAAGTCAGGTGCTAAATTATCATTTGCACTGAATCCCATTTGCTCTGCCATCCATGTAGAACGGTAAGGCTGCTTGCAAATCTCTAAATTCACGCTAAACTCTTCTGGAGTAATAACGGTTTCAGTATAAGTGATTACCCCTGTATCGTCAAAGTCGCATGTTCTGTCCTTAATAAGTCCAGATAATTCTAATCTAGGTAGGTTTTCTTTGTACTTTATATTCGGCATTACCGAAATTGCCCCGTTTCTAATCGTGTCAGAACTTAACAAAGCTGCGCTGTAATATCCTGCCGCAACCTCTCCCACATAGTTTGATGTGGTGTCTTGAGTAGTCGCTAATAATTGTTTGTATTTACTCATGTTTCTATTTTTATGGTGCTGTGAATGTTATTGATCCAGTTGTAACCCCTGACCCGCTTGCAAACCAAAGAGTGCCATTACAGTATACATCTACATAGTCCCCTACTGATTCTGCACTTGCTACAAAACTGATTGTATTTTCAGATGCACCCGCTACGTGTGCGCCTGCAACTAAAACATTTCCATTTATTACATTTGTGCTAGATACGATTGTCCAGTCGGTAGTGGCAAATGCCGAACCTACAACAAATCTAAAGTTTAGCCCCGCTTCTAGTGCAGGTAGTGTAACGGCTGCTCCTGCGGCCGCTGTTAAGTCGTAAGATGTTCCACTAGTTGCTGCCGTTAAAGTGGTAGCCGCTGCGATAACATCTGTTTTTATTTTTCTCCTTTTAACAGGATTACTTGTTATTGTTGCCATGTTTTAGTTTTGAAAGATTTGTGAATTAATAAAGTCCTGTGTTGATTGCTTTCTTCTATCGCCAATTTTGAACTTATGGGTTGTCGTCTCTTCTTTTGTTGGCGAGGGCTTAATAGGTTCAACCTTTTCAAGTTCAACGACCTTGCTTTTTAACGCAACAATTTGAGCCTTTAGTTGCTCAGGTGTTTCTTCCTCAATAACTACCTCTTCAGTAGCTTCTTCGGTGGCTTGTACATCTTCTGTAGATTCAGTGGCCTTTTCTGTATTGTCTACAACTTCAGCAGATTGAATCGCCTCTGTAAATTCTAAGAACAACTCAGAAAATAATACCTTGATTTCTTCCTTTTGCTCTGCACTAAATTTTAAAGTAGCTTCTTCTTTCAACTTGGTAGTTTCCTTAACTTCCTCTTTATAAGGTACAAGTTCCTTTAATTTTTGTAATAATGATTTATTTTCTTCCATTTTGCTATGGTTTTATATAATATAAACGTAATTCGGTGTTTTTTGTTTCTAGTTTCCTTCTTCCTCAGCTATGATGTTCTTGATTTTTTCGAGTAATTCCGCATCCTTAGAAGGTTTTGAATCTTTTTTTAAGATTAACTGAGATGTAAAATTGCCCTCTAATGAAAAGCCCTTTCCAGACGCAACATATTCATTATATTTTTCCTTGTCAGATATAAACATTGAAATCATAATTGAACCTACTGGGTCGCTTAAACCGTACATAGCAGACTTATCGTGTACCATATCCTCTTTTTGCCAAATCTCAATAATAGTATTACCATCCAATTGAACCTCATGCTCTAAAGTGGTATTGTTTTGCTTTCCCTTCTGCATGTACACCTTGATAATCTCAAAAAGGGTTTCTTTAGAAAACTTTATCCCGTACACTTCTTTGGTCTTATCATCAACCCTAGGGATTATATCTTCAGGGATAAGCAAAGCACCCATGAGAATCTGCTTCTTTTTATCCACCTCCGCAAGTTTAACTTCATGCGTAGTTAGTGCTATCGGATAAGTTTGTATTGCAGGAGAATCCACTACTGAAACAGCAAAAACACCTGGGTCTACGTTGTCATAATCAACAAACATTTCTATTACTTCTATCTCTTCTGACATTATATTATATTTATTAATAAACGTTAATGAATAAGTTTTGTTTCTAAACAGTGGCTTCCCTAATGCTGTTATCCTGTATTCTTTGGCCTTTCTCTAGGTCGCCCATTACCACATACGCCCTTCTTTCTACGCCTAATTCCTCGCCTATAACTTGTCCTAACTGATTAATTCCAGTGTCACCAACAACACTAAACTCTGGTGTTGGTATTGAACCACCCGCAGCACCCCCGATTGATGGTGCTGAAAAACTACCACCTGAACCACCGCCACCTTTTGCTGTTGCTAATATGCTTTTTGCTCTTGATGCCGCCGCTAATACTGCTGCTACTTGTGTTGCATAGAATACAGGGAATGCAAATGGTGCTGCTGGCCCTGATGCCTTAGCCCCTTTTTGTGCAATGTCAAGACCTTGTATAAACCCAACACCCGTACCTATTGCTATCTCCGCTAGTGCCGCTACCTTTGAAGCTGCCGTTGCTTCTCCAAACAGCCCCGCTATATTTCCTAAAACATTACCTAAAGCACCTGCAAATTCCATTTGTGCAGCCAACTTAGCATCTAATATCAATTGGGAGTCATCGAAACCTTGTTCTTCAATAGCTTTCCTGTGCGCTTCACCCTCTTGCAGTATTTGAGTCTTAGCGTCTTCTAGTGTTCTTATCTGATCTAAAGCTGCTATTTGTGCGTCTGTTAGCGGTTGTGAAACACCCGTATCAACCTCATCTTCACCATCTGCTGTTGGATTATTAAGGTTTATTAAAGCAATTTTTAAATCATTAGCCCGCACTTGTGCAGCTAATAACCCCTCTGCCAATTCGTCGAGTCTTGCTTTTTGTTCTTCGCTACCTAATACAGACTCCGCAACCGCCGTAGCTGCTGCTCCCGATTGCTGAGTAACAGCTAAGAAAGCAATCTTTATTTTTTCCCACGCTGTTACTTCTTTTACTAAAGCCCTTTCACGCTCTAGTTGGATAGAAAGATTTTCAATTAGTAACTGGTTTTGCTCCTGTTGTATTAATAAAACAGCTTCTTTTTCTTTTCGTATTTCTTTTGTGCTTTTACCCTCAGCTATTAATAGTTTTTCTTTTGACTCTAGTAGTTTTAATTCACCATCTAATACGGCTAAATTCCTTTTGTTTAGGTCTATTTGCCTTTGAAGCCTTTTGTTAGCTTCAGTTATAAACTCTACTATCTCATCCCAATAGGCAACCACTACACCAAGAATGACCACAAAAGCACCTATTCCAGTCGCTATTAATGCCGTTCTAGTTCCCTTTAATGAAAAGTTAAAAAGCTTAGTAGATTCAAATAAATCACGCATTTGAGAAGCAGCGCCACCCGTAAGCCTATCTAGTGTAGCAATAGCCCCGCCATTTTTGGCAACATCGTCAACACTCTTTGAAGTTTTAGCCGCCGCTTGGTCTACGTCCTTAAAATTAGCTTCCGTTTTATTTAGGGATGCGTTTAAAGAGTCTAAGTCTTCATCGTGAACTTCTAATTCTAATACTATCGTTTTCATTTCGCCGTTCTTTTACGCTGTTTCCAAGCTTCCTTAAAAGTTTGGGGTAGCTTATATTTTCCTTTTGCTATGTCAATGTTTTCACTCACTCCATAGAAGTCATCTAAATTTAATATGTAAAGTATATTTTCTAACATTATGTTATAATTGCTAAATATCCTATGATTGATGCAGAAACCTCTGTCGAGTTTGTGTTTGATGTAGCTATCATTCGTATGTCTGAGTTAGGCTTAACTATAATAGGAGTGTCTGAAAGTGGAATATAACGCCCCGACTGGTCAGAAGTAAAAAAGAACCTAGTTCTAAACACTTTCCCATACTCCCTTACTTGCAATTCAAAATCTACAACCGCCGATGTGCTTCTTTCAACTGAGCCTTCAATACCAGTTATAATCCAATAGTCTACACTAGAAGTTGATGTGGCGCATTTTAAAGATTGATTTCCTGTGGCGGCTTGCAAGTGTACAGATGTTCCGTTATCTTCTACTGTAACCGTTCCAACAAAATCTGCACTGTTATTGTTGTACATTCTATTTGCTCTATATAATGGAGTTGTTAATGTTACATCAGAAGTTCCATTCAGCGTGGCGGTTTGTGTCACAAAGGTTAAGTCTGACCCTGATAAGGTGTGACCTTCAATAACAACATCTTGTGTATCACTTCCAGAGGTTGATGTAACTATGTCAATATCATTACCTGTTGGATAGGTTTCATTTCCTCCAACCATCCAAACTGTTTCAGAAACACCACTTTGTATAGCTGAATTAACGCCAAACTTAATGAGTGACTTTCCTTTTTCTGCTACACTTACTGTAACTGCATCGTCTTGAAATATTTGGTTTATTGCGTGTGCTACTCCATAACTAGGAACTACTGATTGGTAAGGTTCGGACGGAGTACCCTCACCAACTACATTTAAGTATTTAGTGTCTCCTGCGCTGTCTTTTATTGATAATGTTGCCATTTTTTATGATTTTATTGTTAATAATGGTGCTATGTATTGGCTGTTATTTGCGTCTGAGAAGTCTAGACCATCTGGCGCAATTGGCGTTTCTACTGTCTGGAACTCTTTACACCAGTAATCAAATAGTGCGTAGTCCGAAACAGCATAACAGAACCCTGCGCCAACTTGATACGTTTCAAAATATCCTACTATTTTAATAAGTTCTAACTGTGCCTTTCCCGTTAGCATGTTAATATTTATCTTCTCAATATTAAAAGGAACCGAGTTAATAAATATCTTGTCATTTAATTTGTAGTTCAGTATAAACTCAGGTGGTAAATATGCGGATACCTTAAACCTTCTAGCCGTTAAATCGTATACCCCGCTTATGTATCTATCGTAATAGGTTTTAAATAAACTATTCTCATTTACCTCTAAAGTGAACTCGTCATTGTCTGCCCCAAAGTTTATTGTTTGTGAACCATCTGCATTGACATTCTGAGCGGCATTATAAAGATTGTTGGTTACACCTCCATCTTCCCACTCAATACTATCTGTATTACAAAGCCTGTTTTCAAGAAAGAACAATAAAGGCTTTCCTAATTCTGGCTCTGGTATATTCTCTTTAAAGTCATTTACAAACCAACCGTATATTAGTTGTGTGTTATTGTCATTGTCTCCGTTCTTTAATCTTTCGTAAACTACCTTTTCAAACCCTGCACTCACCTTATACTCGCCACCATCAAAAAGTAAATTGTTAGCCCCTGGCCCCCAATTATCTTGATTGAATGTTAGGTTGCCAAATTCAAACCTACTTAACTCATTGGTTTTCTTTGCTAGAAATGTATTGGGTTTTTCATATTCGAATTTCAATGTCTTAAAAGGTGTCACCCTTTCTACTGAAGTAGAAGAAATATCTATATATTTAGTTATGTCTCTAGGTATTCCGTTATCGTAATAAGTATTCAAAGGCTCAATAACCAACTCTACAGAAGAACTATATAACTCAGGATTTCTCGGATAAGCAACTAAATTGAACATCTTAAATATAGACCGCATAAAGTCTATAACTTTCATTTTAGGCATATTGAAAGCAACCTTTACTATAGTGATTAACTCAGCACTAGATACATCTTTGTCATAGTTCCAGATCCTTGTTAGTTCATCGGTGCAAAATGAGTCTCTTTTAGCAGTAATGTCTAATGATATATTAAACTCAGATAATTCCGCACTTGTTACTCTAAATTGCAAGTCATGCAGTCCAGGTGATTGGTTCTGTGTGTCAAAAGAAACCGTTTGAGTTCCTGTTACACCATAAAGAGCGGCAAAAGTTACACCGCTAGTTTCCGAATAAAAAACAACATTATACTCTGCTGTGAAAGAACTGTCAGGAGTAACCGTAACACTCCCTGTATAATACGTGTGCTGACCATGATTACCCCCTATTTGATAGGTAAGTATATCTCTTTGGTTTGCACCAGATACAAATTGATTGTTACAAGCACCAGCACCAGAACCGAAGTTTACATATTTGTCCCAATCATCATTATTTCCTAGTCCGTCGTCTTGGTCAAAAACATCTATTACTAAAGAAGGGTCGTCTAATGAAGAAGGTGTGAAGCTATTTCTAGTTAAGTCCTCAATGTTTCCCTGCCACTGAGTTACATTGGTTGTAATATCATCAGTTACAATACCTCCTTTAGACTTGTGGCACCATATAAACATCTCACTCAATGGGCCTGAATCTATCCATGACCTATCGAAAACAACATCATACTTATCTTCTATTGCGGTAAATATTTCTGTAACCCTTAAAGCTGGCTTTAGGTCAATATAATCTAATCTATCTGTGCTTGTTGGAACCCCTGCTTCTGTAATATCATAAAGTCCGTTAGAAGATGTGTACTGAAGTCCTTTTGTGTGTGTGACAAATGGGTATATAATTTCACCGCTTGTATCAGATGCCACTGGCATAAAACCAGCATCATATTTTAAGGACGTTTGAAATCCACCCCGTACTTTAGCCATACTAAACTCATGGTCAAACCTAGATAAGTAGGATAAATCTCCTAGTAAATCCTCTCCAAATTGGTCTTTTAACGTGGTCATTTCACCAAAGAACTGTATACTATAGGCGTGGGCTTTATTATCTTTTAACTCAACCTCGTTTAGTTTTACATATCCATTCTGAAAATCTGCTCCGTTTAGTTTAATAAGTGCCTTGTGTTTTCTTCTAGCATCAAACCCATTGACCAATGAAAAGTTTTGGAAGTGTTTAAATATCTTATTGTTCTCCTTACTTGCAGGTAGCTTAAACTGTTGGGTATACGATGTGAAAACGTTGGCTATATTTTGTGCATCCTTAATTGAGTCTATAATATTAACGGATACGTTTTTAAACATATCCGCTTTCTTATCGTCGATATATAGCTGTATTAATATCACTTAACAGTATTTATTCTATCTGCTGCAAACTCAAAAGTAAAATCATATCTTATAAGCTTGTCCCTTAATCTTGTTTTGTATTTAATCGCTGCTGATTTTACCATCACTGGAGCAGTTACCACTAAGTCCTTAAAAGCATTAAAGTCTAAGAACTTACTAGGTAGATTCAACCACACCGTTTCAGATAACATCATCTCCTTCCACATACCATTCATATCTTCAGGGTACCACCCAGTGTTAATAGAAATCATAGTTTTACCGTTCTTATTTAGTATAGCCGTTTGGTGCTTCTTAGTATCATAACTCCCTTCTCCATCTAATAAATTACTTTTAAAAGATGTCTCATTAGTTGTAAATGTTCTATCTGCCCTTCCGAATAAATAAAAATGCTGAATAGCCCCAAACCTATTTACAAAAGCACCCTCTATTGCGTCTTTTTCACATTCATCTAAATAAACAATTCTAATATCCTTATCCCCTCTCCCACCTGAAAAAGAAAACCTAATAAATGTAGGTGTTCCAAATGTTGAAGCTGTATCTACATAATCAATTACATTTGCGGTATTCTCCGTTGTTGCTGGTGCTGTTATCGTTTCAATAAGTCCACTCGGCGAGATGGTTCCTGTATCATACAACTCCCATTGGGTAACGTAGTCTTGTAGTATAGGTATCAATGCACTGTCTCCTGTTGGTACTATAACGTAGTCCGTACTTATAAAAACCGTGTCTGTTGGGTCTGGATTGTAGCCGTCCTCAAAATATCCATATCCATTAATACCTGTAAGCTGTACCGAACCATCTAAAGTTAATGCTAATGCCCCCGAATCTGCATAGTACAAATCGTACTCTACCCATACCGCATTGGTGGGGTCTGTTGCTGTGAAATCATAAGTCACACTAACATAATCCCTTGCTAGTTCTGCAATATCTACTTCAGCGTACTTATTACCTGAAGCATTTAAATGTGCGCTACTTTGAAGCCTATAATTTGGGTCAGTTGGTTTGTCCGTGGTGAGTGTTCCTGTATAAACAAACAAGTCAACTATAATTAAGTCCAAATTTGCACGCTCCTTTGATACATAATAGGGTGACCTTAAAAAGATTCTATCGCTTGGTAATGCCATTATTTATTTATTTGTTTTCTTTGGCTTTGGTACGGGCTGAGTTTCTACATAGTTTTTAATAAATTCCCATTGACCATAATTAGGTTCTTCCACCCATCTAGTTTTATATCCTTTATCAGTTTTGTATGGAACTCCTATCGTTTGATTGTCACCCGTTCCTTTTAATAGCTTGTACTTCTTTAAGATTTTAATATCCATGATGTTTATTTTAAATGGTCTTTAAATGTTGTTTCAATAAGTTGCTCTGCATCTAGCCCGTAAGCTTCTGCTAATTCATCAGGCAACAAAGGAAAATACTGATTGAATGCTTTAGTAAAAAATAACGTGGGTCGTAATCCTTTGTTATATATGCTTCTTCTAATTAAGAAATTTAATGTTTTACTTCCTCCTTTCTTAAATTTACCATCCTCGTCTCTTAATCTTAACCCACGTTTTTTTATCCAACTGGCAATGCTTTCCTCAAATTGTCTGCCCGTTCCCTTGAAGTTTCCCGATCCAAATTTATATGGGCTGTTAGGCGCCTTTCTCGATGACTTCTTACCCCTTACCCCTTGGTCTAAAAAAGGAATGTGTGCATCTCCCTCAAAGTTTAGGTTTATACTATTTGGGTTTACAGATACATCTGCGGTTAATGACTGAGCAGCACCAGATAGTTTATTACGTCTGGCCTGTGCAATTACCTCTTTAGCAAAAGCATTTAATACCTCTTGTGTGTTTATTCTGTCTAGCATCTTGTCATTCCATGAGGTCTATCTATATCGAAAGTAATAGCATGACCAGCTACATTGTCTTCAAATCTTTCGGCGAATGGTTCTCCTGCTGATATGTTTTTTATTTGGTATCCATCTTGTGTTGGTGGGCCATCCGTAAACTGTTGTAAGAATCTTATAGATATTGCAAGTGTTGTATTTAAAACATCCATTTCGTTATCATTACCTACGAACAAATCCGTTATATCTTCCTTGGTTATATCGACCACATCCATAATATAAACTGTAAAATTAAACCTAATTACAGGCCCTAATAGTTGCCAGTTGTTAAATGATATATGAGCCAACCCGTACATGTTTGTTTTCTCTAATGCAACCTTATCTATTGCGCCACGGGTTACAGTTGTAATACCTATGTCTGCAATTAGCAATTCTTGTAACTTGGTTTCTATGTCGTAGTATGCTGTCATTACGCTATGTTAGTGTTTTCTGTCCAATGAGTGTGAAGGAACCAATCTTGATGGTCTTCTTCCTTTGGTTCTTTTGATGATAGGTATTCGTTAACGTCTTTTCCATAATCACACGCATGGTTTGAAGCTTTTGGCTCTAACCAATACCACTTCAAAAAATCTAGTATTACTTGCTTCTCATTCATATCTCTATTTTTTAATCCTACTTATTTCAAACTCTTCCTTTTCCTTCTCAAACTCCAAGAACATTAAACACTCATGTAATCTTCTTTTGGTAGTGTCTTCAAACCTTCTAATGTCTCCCTGACTGATAGTATAGATTTGATTGTACTGTCCCCACTTTCTGAAGAAACTTTTAGACCCAGTTGCTCTGGTGTCAGTTCCTCCAGTAAATAGTGCGGGATAGCTTTCAGTAAGTCGTTCAATAAATTGTAAAAAAAAACCATACAACCCATCACTACACTAACTGGCATGTCTTTTAATTGTTCTGCATATTTAGCACTCCCTTGGTAATCCTCAATCAAATACTTTCGCTTCTTTATTATTGTTGTTGGCCTGTATAATACCGCCATGCTTTTATGAATGTTATTCCAGTCCTGAAGATAGGCCGTGGCATCTGTATACTCACCAAAACTAATATCGTTTAGGCTAGGTATAAATCCCCATGTTTTACCGTTCAATTCAAAGGTGTTTTGATGTTTGCAATCCTCATTGAACATTCCCATTATTTCATTTGAAATCCTATCAACATCTGCCTTGGATATTTTCATGATGACATCAATAGGCAACTCTAAGAATATGTTAATCACATCTATGTTAGTGGGTTCGTCTAGTGCTAGAAATTGCTGATAGTGCCTTAGTGGTATATCGTTTAAACTAGCTGGTGATTGTACTGGTATCCTCATATTTAAACTACATTTTCTATTCCCTCAAAATTACCAGATGGCTCCTGACCTTCGCCAGCCCATACATCCTCATGGTGTTTATCAACTACTGTATAAATAACTTCGTTTGTTATTTTCATTACCAAGGTGTCCTCTCTTTCAGGATATCTGATAAGTCTGTAAATATCATAGTTACTACTTTGAAGTTCTTTTTCAAGTTCTGATATTCTATTCTTTAATTTCTGGTATGATGATAAATGTTGCATAACTACTTAATAAACGTTAGAGTTGGTTTTTTGTTAGTGTATGTAAATCACCCTTCCAATAATGAAAGAAAATGTATTGCTGCATTATTAGCGATGGCGTGTTTATCATTATTGTTTAAATATTTTCCAATTTTATTATTCTTTTCTCTGTACCATCTTTCAGAGTCGATATAAGACATTGCTATATTAGAAATCCATCCGTGCTTATACTCCTTATCTTCTAGTCCTTTGTTTAATTTTTTAATTGTTTCTTTCATATCATTTTATTTTAGTGTATATAATATTCTCCTTTGTTTGGGTTCATTAATGTTTCAGTAATCGCATACCTGACAGCATCAATAGCGTGGTTAAATGCGTCAACTGGTTTATTCATCTTCTCTCCTGTTTTGTCTACTTGCCACGTGTAAGACTGTAACTCCTTAATCAAATTAATAGATGAGGCTGTTACGAATATCTCATTCTGGTTTATAGTCTCAATCCCATAAACAATACTATCCTTCCCCTTTGTGCAGGGGTATATCTGATGACCTCTTAACTTTAATTCCTGTATGCTTTTTGGCTCGGCTGAGTCTGCATAAATAATCCCTTTAATATCATTAGATTTTATCAGGTTTGATATGTCGCTATTCAAAAGCCCTTTCTTATAAATAATTTCATCAAGTATGTAGGAGTCGTTCCATTTGTATACAGCTACTAAAGAGGTGGGGTCATTACTATATCCAAAGTCAAGCCCATAACACATAGGGCGCACCTCTAAGTTACCATCTTTATCTTCTGGTAGTCTATCTATCTTTTTCCAATCGGGTATGCACACGCCCTCTAAAGTACCTATCTCACCATCTAAATAAACCTTACACCAATTAGCCCAATAGGTAGATGTTTTTGCTTTCTCTCTTCTCGACCGTAATTCTGTTAATATGGTTTCTGGCAGGGCTTCGTTGTCCTTGTAAGTAAGTATTAACCAATCAACACCTGTTGCCTGTTCGTACTCATCATTAACCCAAAACCTAGCAGTAGGGTTATAGTCTAGCCAAATGACCCCATCAGTACGTATCATAAGAGCATCAACAATAGGCTTAGGTATTGTGTTGGCCTCATTTACAAATAGACGGTTTCTTTTACCAGACTGCTTTGCTTTATCTTCATTCTCGTATGCTGTGAATTGTATTGTTGACCCCTTGCTGAAGGTGTAGATACGGTCGGTTGCGTTAAACCTGTTTGAATCCCAGCGACCCGTATCGGTCATTATCTCTTTGAAGTCTTTTAATGCACCTGCTTTTATGGAAGGTATGGTTTCGGCTATGACTGTAGATTGGGTGCCTGGATGCTTTATGCAGTAGTTTATTTCTAAGGCTAATATAACATAAGTCTTTCCTGCCCATGTACCACCTGGGACTATCCGTATTCTTTCAGTTAAGTTGCCTAACTTATTTACGGCTGTGGTGCGTTTAAACATTTAGTCGATGTCTGGAAATAATGGTTGCTCTGTAGATATTTTATGTTCTTGCTTGTCTGATAGCCCTAAATCCCTTGCAATAATGTTAGCATTGAACGCCCCAACTGCCGCCCCTTCAAACTTTTGAGTATAACAAATTTGCTTTATTGCGTGTGTGACTACAAAATACGCTTCATAACCTTCTGCCTTTTCGTAGTTGGTAAGTGTCTGTTGTGATATACCTAAATACAAACAAAGCCCACTTAGTGTATATGGTCTGGATACTGGTACTGTTACGTGCTCCCCAAATCGATCACCCCCTTTTGCAGCGTCGACCTTATTCCATGGATGGTCGTCTACCCATTGGAAGTATTCAATAGATTTGCCCCATAGTTCGTCAGGTGATTTGAATACCTTTTCACTATCCCATGATTTTCCTACGAGTTTCCAGAATGTATTTCCTTTAGGTGCTGCCATTATACTACTAGTTTATACTTCTCAAAGGTTGAGTCTTTCATTAGTTTAATTTCTATTATATTCTATGAATTCTATTTCTGTAACTTGTTTCACTGTTACTTTTGAATAGTGAGTTGGATTAAATGCTATTATATAGTTTTCATATTCCCATAAATACTCTGATGATGGCAAGTCGTCCAGTAATCCTGTTTCAAATATGTAGTACCCTTTATTTTTAGGGTTTGGATTCCTTTTAGTTAAACTGCTTTCTCTGTGTCCTGTTAATTTGCAACTCATTAGTTTAGCGTTTTTATTCCTAGTTCTTTCATATGAATTATCATATCTTCTTTTTCATAAGAATATACCTTCATGCTAGTTTCTATCCCTCCACCGTTTAAGAATTTAATCTTTACACGCTTTAGCAAATCTGATGCTTTATAATATTTACCGTCTCCATGCTTCATTAGTATTGTTGGTTTCATTATTGATATTCTTGATACAGTTTCTTTAGTAGGTTTAGTCTATCTCCATAGCAGCAACCTAGTCTCTTGAATTTTCTTTGGAATACATGGGTTAGTATTCTGTTGAACTCTGTTTGTTGAGGGCCTGTTATATCCGTTCTTTGTGGTGTGCTGAAATATTCCTTTAGATAGTTATACATATCCTCTGTAGGACATTGTATTATCTTGTATGAAAATACTTTGTTTGCTTTCTCTTTTCTTTCTTTGCAACCACAGTCTTTTCCGCCTATCCATTCTACAGCATTTTTAACCTTTGTTGCTTCTAGTATCTTCTCTAAGGTGTCTCCAAATCCTTTAGAGTCATTGGCGTGCTTCTCTATAAAGTTATCCCTGTATTCCCTGTAGGTTTTTGTTCTCTTGTCTACTTTAGGAGGGCTCCAGTCTTTGTGTTGTTCAATAGGTGGTGATTTATCCATGTTATTTTATATGTTTTTATGAGTGTTATATGTTGCCGTACCTTTCTTTTATCTTAGCTTCTAAAAGATTGTTTAGATACTCTTCTGTTGGATTAGGGTTGTCTGTGCCTATAAAAGAATCCTTCTCTTCATTATAGTAAATACATTTTTCTAATTCTTTCCAGTTATCCATTTACTTTTTCTTTTATTGTTAGTTCTTCTCCTGTTAAGCTGTGGTATAGGTTTTGTAGTTGGTGTATTGGGTAATTAATAATTTCAAATAAATGAATTTCTTTGTAGTCAATAGAAACACCCTCGTAAAATCTAACCCTAAATCCTTTTAAAAAATATGAGTCTAAGGTTTTGGTAAACCCAAACTTAACTAACCACTCTTCGGTTATGGGTATTGGTTTAATTTCATCTACGCTCCATGCACACCCCTCATCTGTTGGGTTATTTACACACCAAACCTTTGATGTGTTTGTTAACCCCGTAACTTCACTGTAAAATTCATCGTATAAATTAACCCAATTCCCTATTCTCAACTCTTCTGCTTTCATATTGTAAAATTTCCTCGTCTAAAATTGTTTATATCCTCTTTTGTTTTAACATTCTTCCTGTAAGAA